TTGAATAACTTGCCCAGTTGAATGGTCTAAATCAATAGCATTAGCAAATGAATTTGCGGCGGCGGCGGCTGGGTCTAAAGCAGTCCATAATCTTGGGTCAAATCCTGATGATGTTGGCACAAAGATACCTTGCGTTGATGAACCGCCAGCATATATAGCAAAATCTGTATCAAAAGCAAACTTGCGATTTCCGTAATTAATATAAATTAAATATTTATTTGTTTGAAAATCAGGTTGTGCAAGATACCATTTATAATCACTTGGCGTTGTTGATGCCGCCAATGGTGTTGTTGATGTATTAACTTGTTCTAACAAACCAAAATAAGTTTTATTGGTTGGAGTTAATGAAAATCCTGTGCCTGTAATGCTGTCTGCATACGCAACACTTAACCAGCGATTGCTAAATTGAAATGTTGTTGGTCGCCATTGCAAAACGGCTGATGCAAGGCTGTATGATGATGTAGCAATACTATTGACCATGCGACTAAAGAAATACCAATTCCCAGCAGGAATATTAAATAATTGAACCGCAGGCATAGCAACGCTTTGACCATAAGGATTGCCATTGGCTTTAATTTCAGTTGTGCCGCCAAATATTAATTGGTCTGATGTTGGAAATTGATAAGCCGAATACCACACTTCTGCGTATTGTGTAATGCCAGCAGTTGATGTAGTGACATTAACGCTAAATGCTGGATTAACGGATGCCGTTAAAATATTGCTTATTGTTGGGGCTGGCACAGTGCCAAAAATTGATGGATTACCAAGACCACTATTTAGCACAGGCGTAAATTGTGTAACTGACATATCACTATACACAGCACCATTAAATTCCATTAAATTAAGTGTGGCAGTTACTTGACCACTATCACTAAACTTTTCCGTCACCTTGCCAATGCGGAATTCTTTTGCCGCCCAACCATAATTGGTATTTGTCACAGTTACAATGTCGCCTGCTTCTAATTGAAGCCCTGTGTAATTAATATCACAATTCATTTGCAAGTCTTCACGCGCCGCTTTCAACATAATGTTAGCTAAATATTGCGCTGTTACACTATTGTTGACCAAATAAAGATTAACTGATTGTTTGTTTACAGGTTCATTTGGGAAAAGAAGTGATGGATTAATAACGCTTAAATCAAAACTTGCACTTGAAAATGAATCTTGATTGCTTGAATCAGGAAATTTACATTCAATAATGTTAAAACTGTTTGATAAATCTATTGGAGTAATCGAAATGGCTGAAACAATATTGCTATCATTTAAATCCATAGCAATAGTGTTTGTTGGTTTTTGAACAATAACACCCCAAACATTTAATATTTCATTAAATTTAATTAATGCGTTACAGCAATCAGCCATGTTTTGTAAGTTTTGCATGATTTTTATATTGGTATCTAGCGTGCCATTAAATTCATAGCGTTTTTGCGTTGCTGTGCCACCACTATAAAGATTGTAAGTTATTATTTCATTGGAATATGTATTTAATTCTGTCAATGATGCAGTATCAATTTGCGTCAATGGAATAGCCGCGCCATATCTTTCGCTTGTCATGTAATCTAAAAAGCAATCGCCTGGTGCTTTACGGGAATTAGTAATTTGAAAGCGTGTTTGATTTAATCCAGTTAAATTCCTAGATTGACTATATTTGATGTGAATAATTGCAAAGGCACAATTAGACATTAAGTTTGACCCAGCCCAAGTCCAAACCAAACCAGTTGATGACATGACTGAAATAGCATTTGTTGTGCTGTTTACTGGATTTTCTGAACCATTTTTATAAAGCCAAATGTCCATATATCCTGAAACATCTTGAATTGCATTTGTGCTTGTGTCTTGCAAACCTGTTACTTTGTATAATTCACCAGCAGTTGTGCTAAATATAACTTTTTTACCGCCCCAAAATATGTCACCAAATGTTATGGTATCAGGTGTGCCACCGCTTTCAGTGTTTGTAACTTCACTTAATGCCATCACCCAATAAATATCTTGATTGTCTAATGATATTGATAAATCTGTAATTACTCCACCAACATAAGCCTGTCCATATACAACAGGCAATTTGTTATCACCTGATGGTGGAATTTGCTGTCGGTTACCTGGATTGGGTTGAACATTTCCACCATTATTTGGAATATCAGGCGCAAATGCTTTAGAAATAATTGATGACGCAACCATTGTAATGGTAAACGCAACTATGTTTGCCAAAACAGTGCTTAAGCCAGCATCTACAAGAGCAGTTACAAGCAAAGCCGCCATTATTCAATACTCCAATGTATTTCGTTTTTTATCATTCCAAGTCTTTCAAACCTATCATCTTTATATGAACAAATCATTGCGTGAGCAATTTCATTATTTGTAATCATTTTACGCGCAATTTTTATATATTCTTTTATTAATCTATACATTAAAATTTTGCTTTTGCTATGCAACATTACTTCTTGCAATTGCCATACATTTTCAATCCAAAAACATTGACTCTTTATTGCAATTAATATTCCTGTTTTTTCATCATCAATTAATACAAATCCACGACCCGCCAATATGTTTGTTAATACATTTTCAACATAAGTTTTTGACCATTTTAACGGATTCAATGTCAGCGGATTGTTTGATTCAATTGCAAATTCTTTTAATAACCTAACAATATCATCAATATCAAACTTATTAGCCAATCTAATCATTACGAATTAGGTGGTGCATCTTTACCAAAATAATAATTAACTGTTTGAATTACAGGCACGCGATTCATAGAAGTGTCACCAGCATTAAAGAATTGCCAAGCATTGTTGTTGGTATATCTGCCCGCTGTTCTGTTTTGCAAAATAATTTGTATGCTTGATGCGCTAATGGTAATCGTGCCAACATATTGACGCACTTCTTCCATCCACTGCTCTGAAATAGTGAAGGAATTAATATAACCAGTAAAAAACTTATATAAACCATTCATACCGCCTGCGGTTATTAAATTGTTATTTGTGTCAAAAAATCCATGCCACATTTCAATTAATGAACCTTTAATATTTTGCCCTAAAGCCCAACCAAGTAAAGCAGTATCAAGACCAACCAATGTTGCAGTTGTTTCATTTGCTGTTGATTTTATATCACGTTGTGCATCACCAATTTTAATCAATCCACCAAGCGCATCAAAAGTATTTGGCACGCCATCTATTGTAATTGTTAGTGCAGAGGGCGTTGTTGCGAAAAGATAAACAGTTGATACGCCAGCAACTACAGTTGTAACCCGCACAAAATCAGCCATGATAATGTTATTATTTGCAACATCACTTCCCCACTCAATTGTTACAGATGAATTATTTGCCCAAGTGACAATTGCACTTGAGTTATTAATCCAATCAACAAGCGTTGTATTAAAATTAATATTATTCATTTTTTATAATCTATAAGTAACAAATGTGCTTGCCGCTGTTTTTCTAGTTAAAAAATTTGCTGAAGTTGCAATTGCTACAGTTGCAGAACCAACATAAGTATGCCCCGTGCCAGCAACCATTGTGATTGCGCCTGATGCTGAACCCAAGTTAATAATATTCCAAACAAAACCATAATTGCTAGATAATGCACCACTCAAAATACCTGCATCAGTCAATGCGCCCGTTGGAAGCGTTAATGAAACAGCGGTGGCTGATGTTGTTGTAATAATGTTTGTTAAAATTTGTGCAATTGTTAGCGTATTGGTTGCATTTACAGCAGATGGACTGCCTTGACTAAAAAATACTTCGCCCGTTGTAATTACATCTGTAAATGTGCCTTGCGCTGGAGTAGTGCCACCAATAATTGCCCCATTAATTGTGCCGCCTGTAATTACTGGCGTTGCCAATGCAGTTGTGCCACTTCCAATTGTATTAATTGTTGATGTCAATAAACTAAAATTAGTATCAAGTTGCGACAAAGGAATAGAACCCGTTGCCGTTGCAAATGTGTTTGTTATCGTAATTGGCAATGCCATGATTTATCCTTTATAAAACTGATTCAAATGCTTTGAAAGTGCCTGTCCATGAAATAAAACTATCGTTTGTCATTGGCATAAGTGTGTAAGTCGGATAATCTCGCAAGATTATTGGAAAGGTAACGCCAGTAAATGTGCCACCAGGCAATGCAATAGTTGTGCCAAATTGACCCATCACGCATTGAACAGTTGATGTTAGCGTTGTAATTAAACTACGATGCACGGGAATGTTTACAGTTGAACCAGCCCCACGTTGAACATCGGCAGTTGCAATATAAGCATATCTGCCAACCTGAACAAAATCACCAGTCCTAACAATATAAAGTGTGCTTGTAATTGACGGCAAGCTACCTAGAACCAATACTTTTCCAGAAGATGATGTCTGCCATAGGCACGCACCAATTTGTGCGCTAGTCATGTCGCCTTGATATTTAATATAATTAAGCCAACCTGTTGAACCAAAGTTTAAATATTGTTCTGTTGATTTATCAGCCACGCGCAATTCAGAAAGTAAAGTGCGATTTTGAGAATAAAGCAAATAATTCATTGGCTTGATTTCAAAGCCAAATGGTTGAACAGTCAAAATTTCTGATGTGGATATGCGTTGATTGCGGCTAACTACTTGACCCACAAACTTTTGGTCATTAATACCAACAGATTCAGCAACACTTAATATTGTATTTAATGGCATATCTTATCACCTGTTCTGTGGCATACCGCGCTGTGCCGACATATTTGCCGACCATACGGCATTTTTGTTTTTAGCCAAGAATTGCACGCCACTTTGAGTGTCAATTGCAGACATATTCTGAATGACTGTGCCATTATAAACTGTTTGGGGTTGATTGCCCATCATTGATGAAAGTGTATTATTGGGAATAATAGTGCCAGCGGTTCTTGGCACAAATAATTCCGCCCCTCTTTCGCCAACAATTGATGGCTTCCCAACTGGCGGGTCGCCACCATCAGCATACATTCCAATGAAAGGATTGTTTTCAATTGAATATGCGCCAGCCGTTGCAGAAACGCCACCGCTTCCCCCAAATATTCCACCAAAAATATCACCTAAACCACCACCGCCACCAAATATTCCCATCATTGATGTTTTTAATTGAATTTTAATTAAGTTTGAAATAATTGACTGTGTCAAATCACCAAATGAAAGTTTGCCAGTTGACACAAAATTATCTAAAGCTGATTCCATATTTGATGTCATGGTGTTAAATGCTTCAGTCCCCAACGCGGCAGAATCTTTCATTTTTTCTGAATAATTTGATAATGCTTTATCCCATCCAGCTTGAAATGTTTTTTGTGCGCGAGCATTATCTTCTTCTGATTTTATTCTATTTTGTTCAAGTTTTTGTCTTTCTGCTAATTGCGTTTCATCCAATCCAATTTCTGTTTCTGACAAACGAATCATTTTTTGACGCAAATCAAAATATTCTAATGCTTTTCTAACTTGAGTATCTGATAATCCAACTAATGTTTTTTCATAATCCAATCTTTCAGTTGCAATTTTTATATCTTTATTAGCTAAATCAAATGCTTCTCTTTCTGCTTGCCGTCTTTCTATAACTAATGCTAATGCGTTTTTTCCATCTTCATCAGCTTTATCGCGTAATTTACTATGTTCTTCTAAAACTTTTTTAATGGCTTCTTCGCCATCATATTTTAATTTTGCCAAATCTAGTGCTTTTGCTTCTGCAATTAATTGCTTACCTAATTCTGTATTTTGTTCACCAACATATTTACCGCCTTTTTTAAATTCAATTTCCAATTTACTTAAATTAGTTTGCACTTTCCCAATTGAATTAATTTGTCTTTCATACTCCAAAGATTGCTGTAACATTGCATCGCGTATTTTTTCAGCGGCTTTTTGGCGTTTTAAATCTTCATCAGATAATGGTGTATCACGCAATTTATCTTTTGTTTTTAATCCAGTCATTATTGACGGAGTAAAATCACCACTAGCCATTGGCGTGTAATGTCCTGAATTAGCATCATCTTGCATAGCTTTGCGTTTTGCCGCAACCCATTCAACAATTTTTGCATCAAGTTTTGCCGCGCCTTTCATTGGCAATAAAACATCCCACAAATTAAAACCATCCGTGTGGGATTCCATCCATCCATTTATTTTGCCAAGCCATTCATAAAGATTTGATATGGCTTCAGTTGCAACTTTTAATGGTTCAGCAATATTAATTGCTAAATCAGTTTTCATTTTGCGGCTTAACACATCAAGCCTATCTAATGAATCACCAATAGCAGAAAATGGTTTGTCGGCATCAGCGGCAGTGCCTTTAAGGGCTTGCATTTGTTCATTAAAACCAACAATGTCAACGCCTTTAATTGATTTGCCAAACATTTGAAAAGCTAAAGCATTGCGATGAATTGGGTCTTCAATCTTTGCTAAACCTTGAATGGTTTTTTCAAGCAAATCTTGTTCATTTAAAGTGCCTAAATCTTTAAGTGATATGCCTAATTCTTTAAATTTGTCACGAGTTTTTTGTGAACCGCCAGCGGCTTCATCAATTTTTGATGTTAAACTTGATAATAGTTTTGTGGCATTTTCAGCGTGACCACCGCTAACAGAAAGTGCTTGTGTGAATTCTAAAACTGAACTAACTGCTAAATCATTGGCTTGTGCAATATCATTAATGCCATCAGCAAACATTATTGCGCTTGATGCCGCACCTACAAATGCCGTGCCAATTGCCGCAACAGAAAGTGAAGTTGCTAATGTTGATGCGCCAAATTTATTAAGGCTTGATTCTGCCTTGCCAAGACCAGCACTAAATTCGGCTGAATCCAAACCTAATACAACGCCAAGTCTTGACACTAATGACATAATTATTCCTTATTAAATTTATCCATGCTAAACCCTTTAGCTTGCGTCATAAACAACAGTAACGCATCATCAGGCTTCGTTTCTACTTCCGAGAATATGTAACCATAGGCATTCCCCAAAACTTGCTTTAATGAATAGGGCGGTGCATTGTTGCTACGCATATAATTAAACACGCCAGCAGTTAAAGCCCCAATGCCACTTATTATTCCTTGGTTTCCAATAATCCCGTCTGCATACATCACCATGATTTCATTCATGGTTGTTTCATCAATTGCATCAATGCTTTCTATTGTATGTCCATTAAAGACCATTGACGCACGAATCTGCGCCCTTAATGAACCTATTACTTTTCCCGAATATCTTTATAATCAGGCGCAATAACTTCATTAATTTTATCAATAATTTTCAATTGGATTGAAAGCGGGAATTCATCCTCAACATCTTTATATTCCAAGTCATCAAGGGATTCGCCAGTTTCAGTAATTAAAAGTTTAATATATTCTGTAATGCGATATTGTAAAACAGATTTGTTTTTAGCCGCTTCTTTCATTGAACGACCATCAACAATAATGTCATCATCCAAGAATTGAACAGTATCATCCGCTGAATCTTTTAATTCAACCAATGCCTTTGTCATTTCATCATAATTCTTTTGAACATCATCTAAATTTGGTGTTTTGTAATAATTATAGATTTTTTCAATTTCCCATGCGCTTGGCACGCGAACCTTGAATGTGTGGTCACCCAATTCAAATTGACGGGTGATAACTGAAAGACGATGGTCTTGATATTTTTGACCCAATGCGGATGCTAATTTACTCATTTTGCTGTCTTACTCCTATATTGTTGTATATGTTTCATTAAAATTTCACCTAGTAAATTGGCGGCTTCCTGCCCTTTTAAATCCATTGCTGGGCGCATAAATGGTCTAGCGGTATTATGCGCTGTTCCAAATTCATCTTTTGTTCCCCATTCCATTGCTGGCGCACGACCATCATAAGGAATACCAAATCCAGCATAAAACTTTCTTTTAGCTGAACGAATTTGCTTATATGTAATATTTCTAAATTCCGAACCTTTTACTGAACGGGAAAAATCAGTAAGCAAACTTGCGTGCTGTTCTTTAAATTGTTTTTTTAACTTTACTGGTATATTTTTTGTCGTAACAATTGCAATCACAGTATCAGTTGCGGACACATACTTTGACTTTCTGTCTTTGCTTGTTGGTCTTCTGCCAACAATAGTCATTGAATCAGAAAGCATATGCGTTTCGCCTTTTGGCGCAAGTTGCTTTGCCATACTTAAAACTGGTCTTAATGCTTCCTTACAGGCATTTACTAAAATTTTAGATGACTTTTTTTTATCACCAATTTCATCAGCCAATTGCTGAAATACAGCCAAAGTTTCTTCCATGCCAGTAATGGCAAAACTTTGTGAATTTGGTCTAACTTGATTAGGGCTTGCCATTATCTTACCTTAATAAATCCGTTATAAATAGCATCATTTAATTCTTTAACATATAAAACAACTTCTTGCGGTGTCATTTTATCTGCATGATTTTTTGCAATTTCATGAACAAGATTAATTCCCGTCACGCGCTGTTCGGGGAATCCAAACCAATCTTTTTTATCACTTGCCATTTTCATTACTAGAAAACCTAGCAAATCATTACTGCTATTTATTTCAGTCATATCTTATCCTTTGCCCCGTAGGGCATTATTATGAGTTTGACCAGCCGTATTGGTTGCCACGCGGATGGATTGTAAACACCGCTTTTGCTTCTGCGCTTGGCTGTGCATCAATCTTAAATTCACTTACACGACCATTGAAAGCATAAGCAACTGTGTTTGTGCCATCAACTGCGGCAACAACAAAAGTCCTATCAATTTGACCATTGTAAGCATCAGCACGAATCAACAATAATGCTGTGTCTGATGGATTCCAAGGGGCTGTAATTGTTAAAGATGTTGGGGCAACTTGCGTTGGAATTTTATCGCTTTGGCGTGAACCTGCAACAGTAAATGAAGCCACAGCATCATCTTGACCAAATGCTGGCACGGCTTCCACATTCAATGCTGTGCCTGACGCGCCTGTGCCGTTTGCAACTGTGCCAACGATTGTTGCTACTTGTGCTGACCAAACAGATAAGTTAGCCGTTGTTAATGGTGTTGGTGTTGCGCCTGTTTGCATCCAAAGGGATGCCGTAAATCCTGCTAATACTTTTGATGGTAATGCCATGTTATATCCCCTTAATTAAGCGTTGTTAGACCAACCATATAGGTTGCCACGCGGATGCACTGTAAATACTGCTTTGGCTTCTGCACTAGGTTGTGCGTCAATTTTGAATTCTGAAACACGGGCATTAAAAGCATAATAAACAATGTTTGTGCCATCAGTTGCCGCAATTACAAATGTTCTGTCAATAATGCCGCTATATGCGTCACCGCGAATTAATAACAAGTTTGCATCACTTGGATTCCAAGGTGCAGTAATAGTCAGTGAAGTCGGTGCTGATTGTGTTGGCACTTTATCTGATTGACGGCTACCAGCCACACCAAATGATGCAACTGCATCGTCTTGACCAAACGCTGGGATTGCTTCCACATTTAACAAGTTACCTGATACTGCAATTGCTGAAACGCTTGCCAATGTTGATAATTGTGTCAATGTCAAAGCCGTTGGCGATGCTGTTGGCTGAATGTAAAGGGATGCTGTAAACCCTGCTAATACTTTATTTGGTAATGCCATAATTAAAAATTCCTTATTAAGTAGTTAAAAGTTACTGTCTTGTTATGCTGAAATATCTAATGTTACATCCAAGAAA